CATATACTCTGCTGCTTATTCCTAATATAGAATATGCTGCTTGTAAACCGTATTCGTTTAGTTCGCCGCCGTGTACTGGGTTGTTATTAGCGTCTGTATAGAACGTTGGGTCTCCGAACGTTTCTGCTAACTCTCTTTGTGATGTAAGCAAGTATGGTTTACCTGCGTTTGCTGCCAGTGTTCCTGGTGCTGTGCCTGTGCCGCTGCCGTTAATTTTATTACTTGCAGAAGCTACAAAAATCATTGGTACAGTGCCTGGTTCGGCCGGCGTGTAAAAACTTTCATCAATTACACTAACCTGTACTCCTGGTGATACTAAAGCCATTTGTGTTCTCCTATATGGGTTGTTGTTAGTAGTATTTAGCGTATACTAAACAAAACCCCTTGATAAACACCCCGAAAAAGGGACCGAAAAGGGCAGCTAAATATGAGTATGCGTCCATTATGTAAAAAATGTAAGAAAAAACCTTCTGCGATCAACTATCACAAAGATAATAGAACATTCTACCGAAGTATGTGCGAAAGTTGTTGCCGTACAGGCGGAGGAGCCAAAGGTATTCCTCGATGGCAAGAGAATGGTTATATTAAAAAGTCTAAATGTGAGAAATGCGGATTCAGTAGTAGAAACGAAAAACAGTTTGATGTTTATCACATAGACGGCAGATTAGATAATTGTCGTCCTAGTAATTTAAAAACTATTTGTGCTAACTGTCAAAGAGTCCTACAGGATGAGGAAGTCCGTTGGCGTCAAGGTGACCTAATCCCCGATCTTTAAATTCTATATGATCTATTAGGCTACACACATTAAATTCTAATTCATCAATATCGCCATTGTTGTCAATAGTATAGTCCGACATCCATTGTTCTAAACTCATACTATCTTTTGATTCAGGAGGTAGATGATCTGATCTGTCAACCCAAATACAGTAGTCAAACACACCTGTGTTTTGCATTGCAAAGAATTCACGCTTATTACGTAGTCCACAATATATGTCAAACTCGTTAAACATTGCTCGTCCTAACCGAGCAGCATCGCCCTTATTATAATCACAAATAGCATTATACCACTCTGCTCGGTGATTATGCCTATCTGCATAGCATTCTTCTTCGGTAGTATAATTGTACTTGTCTTTTAAATCATTATAGATAAAAAGTTTAGAGCAGAATTGACTGCTTGATTCAAATGTGTATCCAAATTTATCACGTAAAATTTCGCATACAGTATCTTTGCCGTGGCGGCCGTGTCCAATAACTAATAGTTTAGGTAACATGCATATATCTCCAATGTCTTTACAGTATATGCTATTTTTAGTTATTTGTCAAGTATTTTTTTATCCAATTAAGAAACCGTAGCCAGTTCCGCCCGGTACTGCTTGACTAACTTCTAGTTCTAACTTATCCATCTCTTGCTGAGCTTCAGCTTTTAGTGAATCACCATTAAGACTTGTACCGCCTTGTGGTCCTGCAATAGTAGCAAACTTTGAACGTGCTTCGCCTAGCATATATTTACAACCTGCTAGTGTATAATCTTTAATCCATTGTTTCGCAAGATAGTCGTTTAGTAATTCTGAATCAGGACGATAGTTGTAAGCGTATAATAATACATTTTCGTTTGCTCTTGGACGCTGTAATATAGTTAATTTTTTAGTAGTGTTATTCCAAGTAAACTCTATAAATGCGCCGAACATACGTCCTACTAATTCTTGATACCCTGCAAACATTTCATACGTAGCAAGCCCGCCCATTTGACTTGATCCACTTAAAAGGTATGTGTTTGTATAAGCAAGGTTAAACGGTTCGTGTAAACTTCCGCCGTCTCCACCGCCTGTACGTGAACCAATACTTCTACGATAGACTTTACGGATTTCCATCACTTCACTTGGTAATATATAATCGTTTTGATCTTCAACTAAATCTAGAAATAAGTAACTTTCTTCTACACTTGCATCACTGCGTTGTCTAAAACGTGTAAGTGCCTTGGTCAATGCTGTGTCATAGTGGATAGGATCAAGTTCAACATCGACCATTCCTCCGCCTAAGAATGCATTAACGTAATCAAATATTTCTTGTTTTTGTGTTTGTAAATTTGCCATGTGATGTTCTCCGTATAGTATTTATCGTAGTTGCTATCGTTACGATAAATATGTATATGCCAAGATTAAGTTTATATAAACCCCAAAGGGGAAATGATTACAAGTTTATGGACAATAGAGTCTATGAAATGTTTACCATCGGCGGTACTGATGTGAATATACACAAGTACATAGGTACTGATGACGGTGAATCTGTAAAAGATCACACCCAAATACAAGACATACTTTTCTTAGAAAATAGAGACCGAAAATACGATCCAGACATATACACAATACGTTGTGTCTATAATGTACAGGATATTGATTTTGATTTAAGTCAATTTGGGTTATTTTTAAGTAATGATACACTGTTTATGACTATTCATATTACAAGAAGTGTTGCTGCTCTTGGAAGAAAAATTATGAGCGGCGATGTTATTGAATTGCCGCACTTACTAGACGAACATGCCGAAAATGATTTTGCTACAAGTTTGAAAAGATACTATGTAGTAGAAGATGTTAATCGTGCAGCAGAAGGTTTTTCTCCTACATGGTATCCTCACTTATATAGACTTAAATTAAAACAGTTAGTTGACTCGCAAGAATTTGCAGATGTGTTAGTACGTCCTGAAGATGATGATATTTTTATAGGTGATTACGATAGTAGCATAACATACGAAATTGGGCAAGTTGTAAAATATAAAGGAAAATTGTATAAAGCAACGGCTCAAACTATTGGTAATACTCCTACTGATGTTTTTAATTGGGGCGAATATACTGAGAATACTTTGAGAGATCTTTTAAGTACATACGAAAATGAAATGCAAATAAACAATGCTGTACTTTCAGAAGCAGAAGCAGACGCTCCGGAAAGCGGATTTGATATTTCTCATTATTATACTCTTGCTGTAGACGAAAACGGAAGAACACAAGTTGATACTGTAGAAGATCCAAATGCCAGTAGGCCAGACAGATCAGGTTATGCAGGATATTTGGTGTCTGGTGATTCTCCTCCTAATGGTACAGCATTTGGTAGTGGTACTTCTTTTCCTAATATTAACGAAAAAAACGATTATTTTTTAAGGACTGATTATCTGCCTAATAGACTATTTAAATATGACGGATCTAGATGGATGAAAGTAGGTGACGATGTACGCATGACAATGACTAACGGCGTAAATCGACAAACACTTAAAGGAACATTTATCAATAATGTTAAAACAGATAATATCGGTGGCGAAGCTGTACAAGAAAGACAATCTCTTAGTAAAGCACTTAGGCCTAAGGCGGATGATGTATAATGCAATATTTTTATGATGGACAAATTAGACGCTATATTACTCAAATGGTGCGTTTATTAAGTAATTTCAATGTAAGTGATTCACATAATAATCTTACACAAATACCTGTAATGTACGGAGACTTAACTAGACAAGTAGCTAATATTATTCGAGACAATAGTGAAAATAAAATTCCTAGTGTGCCAAGAATTGCAGTATATGTAACTGGTTTAGAAATGGATCGCGAAAGAACAGGTGATAGTAGTTTTGTAAACAAAATAAGTGTTAGAGAACGGGCATATGATTCTACAAATGAAGAATATTTAAATACACAAGGTAAAAACTATACTGTTGAAAGATTGATGCCAAGTCCTTATACACTAAGATTACAAGCTGATATATGGGCAAGTAATACCGAACAAAAATTACAGATATTAGAACAAATACTTGTACTGTTTAATCCTAGCTTTGAAATACAAACAACAGACAATTATCTTGACTGGACTAGTTTAAGCGTTGTAAATTTAGACAATGTAACCTTTAGTAGTCGTAGTATTCCTGTAGGAGTCGACTCCGAAATTGATGTTGCAAACATGCAATTTAGTACTCCTATATATCTAACTCCTCCTGCAAAAGTAAAACGCCTTGGCGTGGTTACAAATATTATTACAAGTATATTCAACGAAGACACTGGAAGTATTAATTTAGGATTAACGCTAGATGGTGTTGAACCTATATTTGAATCAACAAGAACAGAAGTAGGCGAAGACGGTGAAGAAGAAAGAATTGTTGATGACGGACAATTTCCTAATGACGGGACTGGTGTTATGGATATCAGTGCAGAGTATAGATGGGCAGGTCTAACATCTAGCTCAACATATCGTAATTACGGATTAAATGTCATCGGTAGTGAAGCAGAAGTAGTATATAGAGGTACATCAGGAGAAGTTACATTTACTGAACTATTAGACACTATTCCAGGTACATATACAGCAGATGTAAGTAAAATATATCTAAAAACAGATGACTCAGATAATTATGTAATTGGCACAATTACAATAAATGCTTTAGATAATACAAAATTATCTATTAACTTTGACAACGACACATTACCTAACGATACTGTTATTACCGGGCCTACTGGAGATAGAGCTAGTATTGATTATATAATTGATCCGTTACGTTTTGATCCTAATCAAGACAAATCAGTAGGTATAAGAATATTATTACTTGGAGCCATCGGCGACGATGACAATCAAGACGGTGCAGATGCTTGGAAAAATACAGACGGTACTGACTTTGTAGCACAAGAAAATGATATTGTAGAATGGGACGGATCTAGATGGCATATAATATTTGATAGTAATGTTGACGACAGTACAACTATCTATACAAGTAATCTTACATCTGGTATACAATATAAATGGGATAATGCTAACAAATACTGGGTAAGGTCTTACGAAGGTGAGTATTATCCCGGAACATGGACATTCATATTAGATGCCTAACCTACATATTTTTCTATAACTAATTATATGAAGGACATTATTTGTAGTGGTGCATTACTATATGCACTTAACACTAAACGATTTTTATTTTTGCATCGTGCTAAAGGCAAGCACAAAGATCTTTGGGGATTAGTAGGTGGTACTAGTGAGCTCGGAGAGACTCCTTGGTCTGCATTACAACGTGAAATACAAGAAGAAATTGGCAACGTTGATGTTGTTAAAACAATACCGTTAGAAAGTTTTGTCAGTAATGATAACGCCTTCCATTTTCATACATATCTCGGAATAGTCGAACAAGAATTTTTACCTAATCTAAATGACGAACACACTGGTTATGCGTGGGTTGAATTAGGAAAGTGGCCTAAGAGCTTACACCACGGGCTACGTAATACTTTACAAAACAAAACAATACAATCTAAACTTAAAACTGTTATAGATGTAATAAACTTATTAGAGAAAAATAATGGATAATATTAAAGAAACTACTTATGGCTATGAAATATGCTGGGCAACTACTGAAAATTATTCAGGAAAAATACTTATCTTTAATAGACCGATAAAAACTGATTTAGCATTTCATAAAGAAAGACAAAAATCATGGTTTATAAATTCAGGCGATTTTAGAATTAGATGGATAGATACTGCTGACGGTAAACTCTACGAAAAACAAGTAAAAGAAGGTAGTGTATTCCATGTTGATCCGTTAACTCCTGTTAGTATTGAATCTCTCACTAGTGACGGAAGTATTGCAGAAGTAAGTACTCCAGAAAAAGATAATGACACATGCTGTGTTATACCTTCGCAGAATATTGGAGATTAATATGTTTCCAAAGTTACAAGAAAACAACAAAGTCCAAAAAGAGTTAAAAAAGTTTGATGCAGCTATTAAACAAATAAAAAATATTCACGTTAAAAACTCGGCAGCAAACTTGTTACAAGAATTAAAAAACGAATATGAAATTATTGACGGATCTTTTTTAGGAACAAACGGTCCGGTAACTCCTGGCGTAGCAAGAGAATCTGCAATGAAAACAATGGATTTGCGTAGTAAACTTAATAGTCTGTTAAAGCGACGATAGTCTTTTTACAGTAATAGATCCAACCATTGCCGGATGTAGTGTACATTGATATGCAAATGTACCACTAGTACTTTCCGGTATACTCCATATTAATGTTCCGCCATCTTGTGCTTGTGCGCTTGTATCTGCACTAGGAGTACCATCTTCTGCAATGTGTAATAAATTAGTAGTAATCGGAGTCAAAGTGCCGTCTAGGATTTCAAACGGATGTCCGCCTACATTAAGTTTAAAACTGATTTGCATTCCGCTGATAACAAAAATTGATGGATTGCTTCCAGTGTATAAAGGATTAAATGTATAAGCAGTTGCACCAATATTATCTACTTCAAAATGCATTCCGCTTCGTACAACAAATTCGTCAATAGTTGCTAAGTTGGCAGTTTGTGCATCTCCTAACTGATCAAAATCAGTTACACCAGATGCTCCATTGTAACTTACAGTAATCGTATCACCAGATACTGCTGTTGTAATACCAGCACCGCCAGCAACTGTTAATGTATCAGTTGCTGAATTTGCAGTTGTTGACCCAGTGTCACCGGATACTGTTTCAAATAAATTTTGTGTTGCTCCGCCAGCAGACACAGTCCTAAAAGTAAAGTTTCCAAACCCATCTGTGCCAAGTACTTGATTGTTTGATCCATCAGCAATACCTAAGTCAGTTAAGTCAGCAGGTATAATACTGCCTGTATCTGTAAGATCTCCTAGGTCAGTAGGTATAGTAGGCGTACTAGATAAATCAGTATAAAGCCCGCTTGTTGCTACTGTTGCAAATCCTGCTTCTACTGGTGTTTGGTTTATCCATGAACTAGATGCGTTATCATATGCTAGGAGATCATTGTCTCCTACTGATGTAATTGCTATATCAGTAATATTATCTATTGCTACACTTACCAAAGCACCAATTCCTGCTGCTGTAGGCGGAGTGTATCTAAAAACACCTGTTGTGTTGTCGTATCCAATAGCGCCGTTACCACTAGCTGTAAGTTCATTGCCTACACTAAAGTCCGTTAATGTAGCAATGGCTGGAGTGTTACTAAAGTTATTGTAATCTAAAAAGTATGTACTATCAAAGCCGTCAAGTGTATCAGCGTCAGTACCGCCGCCTCCAGATGTAGCGTCTGCTCCAGGTGCCCAATTAGTT